CGATGAACAAGATGAAGCAGGTAGGCGTCAACGTCTATTGGGCACAGATCATGAATGAAAGCCTGATTACCCGGGCACGGAACGAATTGGCGCGTCTGTTTCTCGAAAAAGAAATGGACTATCTGATGTTTATTGATGCCGACATCCACTTTGACGCCAACGCCGTAGCCCAACTGATGCTGGCTGACCGAGACATCGTTTGCGGTATCTACCCCAAGAAAGAAGTTGACTGGGTCAAAGTTGAAGAAGCAGCCAAAGCGGGTAAGACCAACCTTAAAGATTACAGCGGCGCATTTGTATTCAACATGATTCACAACGAAGAAGGGCGTGTCGAGACTGACAAGGATGGCGTGATCGAAGTGCGTCACGGCGGTACAGGCTTCATGCTTATTAAACGCCAAGTATTCCTAGACTTGATGCCCCATGTGCCTACATACAGAACTTCAAGTTTTAAAGACCCTCAAACTGGCGAGTACGCCAAGCCTTTGACCCATGAGTTTTTTGCTACAAGCATCGACGATACAGGCGCGCTACTGTCCGAGGACTACCACTTCTGCGAACTGTGGCGTAAGCATGGCGGCAAGATTTACGCCAACCCCTTCATAAAACTTGACCACGTTGGAACATACATCTACTCTGGGGATTTAATTAAATCCGGGGGCAATCTTAAATGATGACGGTGCAGGAGAAGGTACTTAAGTACCTTCAAGAACACAAACTACCAGTACAAGCAGCAAAAATAGCCAAGCATTACATCATCAGCGAAAGTGCGGTCAACGCGGTGTTTCGTGAGTTGATGGCTGAAGAGAAGCTGGTTTTGTATAAGCAGGGTAACAAAAAATTTTATAGGTTGAAGTAATGGTCGCTTGGTCTTATAGCAGCATTAAAACTTTCGAACAGTGCCCCAAAAAGTACTACCATTTAAAGGTAGCCAAAGACTTTAAGGATGCTGACAGCACGGCGACCATCTATGGGAAAGAACTGCACTTAGCGGCGGAAGAGTACATCAGGGATGGCAAGCCCATCCCCACTAGGTTTAGTTTTATTCAGGACGTACTAGATTCACTCAACGCTATCCCAGGTGAAAAGTTCTGTGAACAGAAGTTAGGTATAGGCAAGCAGGCAGAAGGTGACTACTACCCGTGCGACTTCTTTGCCCCCGATGTCTGGTGGCGTGGCATCGCTGACCTGCTGGTTATTAACGGAGACGAAGCCTTCTTGGTGGACTACAAGACGGGTAAAAGTGCCAAGTACGCAGACATGAAGCAGTTGGACTTACTGGCTGCGGCTACTTTCCTGCATCACCCCGGGGTCAAGCGCATCAAGTCTGCCCTGCTGTTCGTAGTTAGTTCCGAATTTGTCCACAAAACCCACGATGCCGGATTAACGAACTCTTACATAGCGAGTTTCCTACAAGAATTAGAGCGGCTAGATGGGGCAATATCTTCTGGCGTATGGAACGCAAACGCCGGGCCCCTATGTGCGTACTGCCCGGTGGCTACTTGTGAACACAACAGGAGAAAGTAATGGCCCTCATCCCCGATCAAGTCAACATAAAAACCCCCGAGTTTGAGTACCACAACAGAGACGTTATGGGCTTGGAACTTGCAGTACAGTTTGGTAAAAACGAAGGGAAAGCCACGAAGACCACTCTAACTTTTCGTACCTCTCAAATCGGTGGGTACGACATGCAAGTGATGCTCGGAGAGGGGTATGACTACGAGAATAAAAAGCACCGCTGGGGCGGGCCGTACCTAATGGGCGAAATTTCGATTGAGTTTACTGGCGAGTACGAGCGGGATGTACTTATTGCCGCTTTCCAGAAAATAGGATTGCTGAGTTCATTGCCGTACGGCAAAATATCCCATGGCCCCTTTGAGCCACCTGAGGAATAACAAAATGGCATACGTTAACAAGCCCCGCCCTTACAAAAAAGAATACGAACAGTACCAAGGTACGGAAGAGCAAAAGAAAAAACGCGCTCAACGTAACAAAGCCCGCCGGGAAGCCATGCGGGAAGGTAAGGTTCATAAGGGCGACGGCAAAGATGTGGCCCACATAAAAGCCCTGTCAAAGGGTGGTACAAATAAAGATGGCGTTCGTATTGAAGCTAAGAGTGCGAACCGCTCATTTGACCGTGATTCGAGCAAGAAACTAATTTCTGAAGTTAGCCCGAGGGAAAGAAAAAAGCGTGGAAATAATTGACAATAAAGCCTTGCTGGTTCGGACAAAGCGACCACACTTAATTGTAGAAAACATACAAAAAAGTCTAGTAGTAAAACAAGAAGAAGATGTCTACTCGGTTGCCGTTAACTGGGAACTGGAAGAGGCACAGAAGCTAGCCAAACTCCGCATCAAGAACGTGCCGTCTACGTTGCTACGGGACTATAAGTTCACTAGCAAGCTGAGTCCGTTCGCCCACCAAAAAGTAACTGCTTCGTTCTTGACGCTGCACAAGCGGGCCTTCTGCTTCAACGAGCAGGGTACTGGCAAGACGGCATCCGTCATCTGGGCTGCTGACTACCTGATGAAATTGGGCCTGGTCAAAAGAGTGCTTGTACTTTGCCCGCTATCCATTATGAAGTCGGCATGGCAGCAAGACCTGTTCAAGTTCGCTATGCACCGCTCATGCTCTGTGGCCCACGGCCCCGCCAAGCAACGCGCCAAGATTGTCAACGCTGGTTCTGAGTTCGTCATCATTAACTTCGACGGACTAGCCGTGGTACAAGATGAGGTTATGAACGGCGGCTTTGACATGATCGTCGTGGACGAGGCCAACGCCTATAAGAATGCACAGACTAATCGCTGGAAAGTACTACGAGACATAGCCTCCAAAGTTGACTGGCTATGGATGATGACTGGCACGCCTGCCGCTCAGTCCCCACTAGATGCTTATGGGCTAGCCCGCTTAGTCAATCCAGACAACTGCCCCAAGTACTACGGACAGTTCAGGGATCAGGTGATGTACAAGCTGAGCATGTATAAGTGGGTTCCAAAGCCCAACGCCAAAGAAGTGGTACACAAGCTTCTGCAGCCAGCCATTCGCTTTGAGAAAGACCAGTGTCTTGATCTGCCAGACCTGACCTACGTTGAGCGTGACGCACCCCTAACACCGCAACAAGCAAAGTACTACGAGACGCTACGCAAGCAGATGACGCTTACTGCTGCAGGCGAATCCGTAACGGCGGTAAACGCAGCGACTAACATCAATAAGCTGCTTCAGATTTCTGGTGGTGCGGTCTACTCGGATACCAGAGAAGTCATCGAGTTCGATGTAGCCAATAGGCTACAAGTGGTCACAGAGGTTATCGAGGAGTCAAGCCACAAAGTTCTGGTGTTTGTACCCTTCACCCACACCATCGAACTGCTGCATGCTTATCTCACCAAGAATCATATAACGTCAGACATCATCTCCGGGCAGGTGACGCTGAACAAGCGCAGTGAACTGATTAAAAAGTTTCAGGAAAACCCTGACCCACATGTGCTGATTATTCAACCCCAAGCTGCCTCGCATGGGTTAACCTTGACTGCTGCCAACACAGTTATTTGGTATGCACCTGTGACCAGCGTCGAGACGTACTTGCAAGCCAACGCCCGCATCAACAGACCGGGCCAGAAGAATGCAATGACGATCGTGCATATCAAGGGAAGCGAAGTTGAATCAAGGCTTTACAAGATGCTGCAAAACAACATCACCAACCACAATAAAATAATCGAGTTGTACCGACAAGAAATCGAACAAAGCACTTGACTTTGTCCAAAAAAGTAGTAGAATCTGTAGTCCCGTACGTTGTAGGAGCTAAGCATGACCGAAGCAGCAGTGGCTGATGACCTCAGCCTTGACGACCTCGCCGCCATCTACATCAAGATACGCGACACCAAAGAGGCCAAAGAAGCAGCATTCAAGGAAGAACTACGTGGTATCGAAGAGCAGTTGCAAGTAGTCTCGGACCGCATCCTTGAAATCTGCAGAGAGCAAGACGCAGACAGCGTGCGTACTAAGTCTGGAACCATTACTCGCCGAGTAACTACCCGCTACTGGACTAGCGATTGGGAGTCAATGTACCAGTTCATCAAGGAACACGATGCCCCGTTCTTGCTTCACCAACGAATCCATAGCGGAAACATGAAGCAGTTCTTGCAAGAGAACCCTGACGTGATGCCAATGGGTTTGCAAACCGATGCGCAATACACCCTTGTAGTGCGCAGAAGCCGTAATAACACTAAGGAGCTAGCAGATGAGTAACGTAGCAATTTTCAAACAGCAGAACGCTGTCGCCAAGACTGGCAACCGTGAACTAAGTGACCTTGCCAAATCCCTGGCAACGGTCTCCCAAAGCCGCCGTATCCAGACCAATACGAACGGCACGTTCAAGCGGGTCATCAACGGAGAGCAGATTGGTAACGCTATCCGTGGTGAGATCAACGTCATCATCGTGGGCGCTTTGCCAAAAGTTTCCCGCATTTATTACAAAGAGAAGTTCGATCCCAACAAGGAAGCCACTCTTCCTAACTGCTGGTCCAACTTGGGCGACAAGCCTGAGGAAGCCGCAAAGGATCGCCAGCACTCTAACTGTGCTGACTGCCCCCAGAACGTAAAAGGTTCAGGCGAAAACGGTGGACGTGCTTGCCGTTACGAGCGTCGTATCTCGGTGCTGGTCGAGGGTGATTCTTCTGGTGACGTGTACCAGTTCAAGATTCCTTCCAAGTCTCTCTTTGGTAAGGGTACTGGCAACGTGCATCCGTTCGAGTCGTACGTTAAGTTTCTTATTGCTAACGGCGAATCTCCCGACAACGTCGTGACCAACATAGCCTATGACTTGAACGCTGACACCATGGAGTTGCTGTTTACTCCCCTGCGTAACATCAGCGACGAAGAGTACGAACTTGTTCGGGATGCGCAGTCTAAGCCTGAGACCAAGATGTACACCACGATTACCGTGGCACAAACGGATGGCGTCAAGAAGCAGCCGCCAGCCATCGAGAATAAAGTCGAGGAGAAGAAGGTAGTAGCAAGGGCCGAAGAGCCTGAGGATGAGGAAGTCGAAGAGCCAATCAAGCGGCCCGCAAAGAAGGTCGAAGTGGCAGGTAAGAAGAACCTAGCTGACGTTGTGGACGCATGGAAAGACGCATAAACCATGAGTTACGGCTACAGTCTTCGACTTGTAGAGCTGAACCAGAAAGCATGTGAGTTGTACGAACCGGTCCCCGTTGGTGTGCTGCTAGGTAAGCGGTGCATCGATCGGGGGGTCCCGGTGACAAGAGTAGCGGACCACTTGGGGGTTAGTAGGCAGACTGTCTACAACTGGTTTATCGGGGCTCATTTTGCGAGCCCCACCCATGCGCGTATGCTAGAAGCCTTTCTGAAAAAGCTCGATAAATAACCTCATCCTTTTTACAGGCAGACATGACAGAACTTGAACTACTTGACCTAGTACAACCAGCAGAAGGCTGGTACGCCGTGCTAGGCATCAAGGGCGATAGCGTAATTCAAGAGCTGGTGGCTACCCGAGAAGAGGTCATCAAAACTTCTGAGCGGTTTGTTCGGCTTGAGCGCAATGTGTTCTATGGCGTTGCAAAGTTTGAGACCGACGAGAATCGGCAGAAAGAAAACGTCAAAGCCCTAAAGGCATTCTGGCTAGACATCGATTGCGGCGAAGGCAAAGCGGAAGTAAATCCTAAGACTGGTCGGCCTGATGGCTACATAGACCAAGCGACCGGACTAACCGAGCTTGCTAAGTTCTGCAAACTAATAGGACTTCCAAAGCCAGTACTGGTTAATTCAGGGCGGGGCATCCATGCCTATTGGCCCCTGACGGAAGAAGTAACACGTGATGAATGGGAGCCAGTTGCAAAGCGCTTCCGTGAACTTTGCGTACTACATAACCTACATGTCGATGGCAAGGTGTTTGAAGTAGCCCGCGTACTACGCATCCCCGGCACGTTGAACTTCAAAGATGACCCACCTACCCCAGTAGAAGTAATTAGCTGGGCCGAACCCATCGGGTTCAAAGAGTTTTACTCGCTTCTCGGCGTGAGTGATCCGGCTGAATTTAAGCCCAAAGTTAAACGGGAACTAACCGAACTTGGTAAGTCTTTGGCTGAGAGCACTGCTACCAGCTTTAAGAAGATCATGATTCGCAGTGCCCAAGGTAACGGCTGTGCCCAACTACTGCATGCGTATGAGAACCAAGATTCAATCTCGGAGCCATTGTGGTGGGACGCCCTGTCCGTAGCGCAGTTTTGTGCGGACCGAGATGTAGCCATTCACAAGATTTCTAACCAGCATCCTGACTACGACCCGGCTGACACGGAAGAAAAGGCTAGCCACTCCAAGGGCCCCCATACCTGTGCCGAGTTCGAAAAGAGCAATCCTGGTGGATGCGATGACTGCCCGTTCAAAGGCAAGATCAAATCCCCCATCGTGCTTGGCAGGGAAATAGTTGAGGCTTCCGAAGAAGACAACATCGTAACTGTTGAGCCTGAGGAAGAAGGCGAAGAACAAGAAGTCCACAAGATTCCTAAGTACCCAAGCCCGTTCTTCCGGGGCAAAGGCGGCGGCATCTTTATTGAAGCCGAGGGCGAAGAAGCTGAACCCGTTCGTGTGTACGAACACGATCTATACGTGGTCAAGCGTATGCGGGATCCAGTCTTGGGCGATGTGGTAGTTATGAAGTTGCACCTCCCACGAGACGGCGTAAAAGAGTTTGTTATTACGAACGTAGCAGTTAGTGATTCAAAAGAGCTGCGTAAAGCGCTTGCTAGTCACGGCGTGCTTTGCGGCGCGAAGAAACTAAACATGTTGATGGCTTTTATCCATGCCTCTGTTAAAGAACTACAGTACAAAAGAAGGGCAGAAACAATGAGAACTCAGTTTGGCTGGGCGGATAACGACAGCAAAGTAATTATCGGGGACCGAGAAATCACTAAGGATGGCACGTTCCATAGTCCTCCTTCACATACAACGGCAATTTTTGCAGACATGATGCAACCCACGGGCGACCTTGAGAAGTGGAAAGAGGTCTTCAATATGTACAACCAGCCCGGGCTTGAACCACATGCGTTCGCTGCCTTGACTGCATTTGGCTCTCCTCTGCTTAAATTTACTGGGCAAAGTGGCGCCATGATTAACCTGATCCACAAGGACTCAGGCACGGGTAAATCAACCGCCTTGTTCATGGCTAACAGCGTCGTGGGTCATCCAGCCAAGCTATGTACCATCTGGAAGGACACCAAGGCAGCAAAGTTCCTGCGCATGGGCATCATGAACAACTTTGCCAACACCATCGACGAGATCACCAATACGCCCCCGGC